AGACGATATTCCACGGGCTTGAAATCCGTTTCTACATATTCCTTTTTGGGGCCAAAACTCAAGCAATACAAGGCTCTCAAGGCTTTTCCTCCATTCGTGGACACAGCTGTGCAATGTGTGTGGTATATCATTTGTAACGCAATTAGTTTACCACATATTGAAATCTCCGTCAACGCTTGCTATCATTTTTGTGGAAGTTGAAATTCGATGCAAACGATCTTCCACAAAATTGAATGACCGCCGGAGCGTTTCTCTTTCGGGGAAGCAGGCCATGACCGTCAATGACGCGAGCGTGCCAAGGAGCAGAAATTGAGTTTCCGTCAGGCAGGAAACCGCTTTCGGGAAAACGGCAACAAATTCACCGGTCTCTCCGCATAGTTTCAAGGAAAGAGGGGGGAGCAGGATGGCAAGCAAACCGGAGCTGCTGCATAATCAGGCGGCAGACGAGATCGGGCAGGACTTTCTTCTCGCGTACCAGCGAGCCGTCCTGCTCGCCTTGCAGCGGCAAGGCTTCCTCAACGAAATGCAGTGTAGGAACTGCGTACAAAAATTAGAAGATCAAAAAAGAAATACAAGAAAATCAAAATCTGTAAAGGAATAGTGCCTTTCAGTATTCGCACAATTGCAAAGACACATTCTGTATCGTATGATACCACGAAAAGGAGGAGTTTTTATGTTACAAGTAGCAGCGTATTGTCGCGTATCCACGGATAAGGAAGACCAGGCAAATTCCTTTGAAGCGCAGCAGCGGTATTTCCGCGAGTACATCCAGCGCCAGCCGGATTGGGAGCTGCAAGGCATCTATGCTGACGAAGGATTTTCCGGCACATCGACCAACAAGCGCGTGGATTTCAACAAAATGCTCCATGCGGCGGAGCTGGGGCAGATCGACCTGATCGTGACCAAGGAGGTCAGCCGTTTCACCCGCAACACAGTAGACGCGCTGCAAATCACCCGCGAGCTGCGGCGGCGCGGCGTCGGCGTGCTGTTTCTCAATGACAGCCTGGATACCCGCACCAACGATGGGGAGCTGCGGCTGACGATCATGAGTTCCTTCGCACAGGACGAAAGCCGAAGGACCTCTGAACGCTCCAAATGGGGACAGATGCGCAGCATGGAGAAGGGCGTCGTTTTTGGCGGCTCGCTGCTGGGTTATGACGTGATCGGCGGCAAAATGACCGTCAACCCGGAGGGCGCGGAAGTTGTCCGGCTCATCTTTCATAAGTACCTGCAAGAGCGCAAAGGGTGCAGCACCATCGCACGGGAACTGCGGGAGGCTGGTATCCTCAGCAGCAAGGGCAACTGTCTTTGGTCGTCTGCCACCGTGACTAAGATCCTAAAGAATGAAAAATACTGCGGTGACCTGATCCAGAAAAAGACCTACACGCCGGACTATCTGACGCACGAAAAGAAGTACAACCACGGCAAGGAACCGCTGGTAGAACTGAAAGATCACCACAAGCCCATCATCGACCGCGAAACGTGGCAGGCGGTGCAGCGGGAGCTGTCCCGCCGCAACCGTGCGACAGGCTGCGGTGGACACGGCAACCGCTATCCGCTCTCCGGTAAAATTCGCTGCGGTGAGTGCGGCAAGAGCTTCTCCCACCGCACCAAAAAGCGGCAGGACGGAAGCTCCTATTATCGCTGGTGCTGCTTCACCTCCACCAACGAGGGCCTGCGGCGCACAGACGGCGCAGGAAATACCATCGGATGCAGTGTCGGTCGGCAGATCCGGGACGACATCGCCATGGATCTCCTGCGGCGCTCCGTGAGCGCCGTGACGCTGGATAAGAAATCGATCATATCGAGCCTCACCCGCGTTGTGGAAAGCGTTCTGGCGTCCGGTGAGGACAGCGGCGAGCAGGAACTGCGGCGGCTGGAGCTGGAGCTTGAAAAGCTGCAAGCCCGCAATGACACCATCCATGACCGCTTTTTCGATGAGAGCATCACCAAGGCTGACTATCAGCGCGCCAAAGCCCGCTGTGAAAGTGAAATGAACCGGGTGCAGGAGAAAATCACAGCTATCAAACAGCGGCAGGCATTGAACACCGACACGCAGACCCTAAAACCGGACATTCGCGCCGCCATCACGGGCATCGTCAGCGGACGCACGGCAGACGACGACTTTTACGGGCACCTCCTCCAACAGATGACCGTGTACCGGGACGGCAGGGTAGAGGTGGCGCTCAATCTGCTGCCCGCCAAGTGGGTCTATGTACTGGACGGACTGGAAAAATACCGCGCCAAAATTGGGGGCCATGACGCTTCCTCTGTGCCGATGTCGGTCAGCAGGCCTTTGAGCTCGGGGTAGGGCATGGAGTAGCGCTGGGAGAGGTAGCGCAGCGACGCGCCGAGCTCGCCGTCCGGGCCTCCATATATCAATTAACCATAAAATGAGCATGACTAAAGGACGAGGCGGTAGTGGATGGTGAGGGTGTTGGCGGCTTTGTTCCAGGTGATATTGTCGGCGACGCTGCGGACGGCGGCGTTTTTTTCGGCAACGGTGGTGTCGGGGGATTCCAGCGTTTTGACAACGGCGCGGAGAGCGGAGCGCAGCAGCTTCGGATCGGCGGCGGCCCGGTCCTCTTTCTGCATGGCGGCGATCTGCGCGTCGAGATCGGCGATGCGCTTCTGCACGGCGGCCTTGCTCGCCTTATACTCTTCGACGGTATCGGCGCCGGTAAGGTAAGCGTCGCGCAGGCGGTCGAGCATGCGAACGGCGGAATCGCGCGCGGCCTCGACGGCGGATAGGGAAGATGCGGAGCTGTCGCTGGAACGGACCACATCGAAGGTCAGAGACGAACCGCGGGCGGCATCCTCCCGCAGGCGGGAGATCAGTGCAGCCTCCAGCGCGTCGCGGCGCACCGTCTGCCGGACGCGGCAGGAGCCGCGCACGTAATTGTTGCAAGCCATATAGTCCGGCGTATTCACGATGAGGCCACCGCCGCAGGCGGCACAGCGGACAAGGCCGGATATCCAATGCTTCTGCGTTCCGGACGCGCGGGCATAGCGCGGGTACAAGAGCTTCTGCTCGTCGATGCGGCGCTGAACGGCATTGAAAGTCTCTTCGTCGATCAGCGGCTCGTGCTTGCCGTCGACGAGAACGACATTCTCATTTGCAAAGTTGCGGCGGGTGCGGCCGGCCGGATTCCAGCGCAGCTTGCCGATATAGACGGGGTTGCGCAGGATATATTCGATGGTCCGGTTTTCAAACCTGCCGCCGCGGTGCGTGCGCTGGCCGCATTCGTTCATCCAGCGCGCGAGCGGAAAGCAGCCTTCACCAGCGAGGTAGCGGCGGAACAGCTCTTTCACAAAGCCATCCTCGGGCGGCTTCGGCACGAAAACGTGATCCTTGATGCCGTAGCCATACGGCGGATTGCTCTGCACCTCGCCGCGGCGGTGCTTTTCCTCCATGCCGCGCTTGACCTCCTGGGCAAGGTTGATGCTGTAGTATTCGTCCATCGCCTCGATGAGCGCTTCGGTAATGAGGCCCATGCCGCCCTCGGCAACGGGCTCGGAAATGGAGATGACATCAATGCCGAGCTGCTTGCGCAGGATAGACTTGTACATGACCGCATCATCGCGGTTGCGGGCAAAGCGCGAAAACTTCCAGAGCAGGATCGCGTCGAAGGGCTTCGGCTTCGTCTTGGCGACGCCGATCATGCGGCGGAATTCGTCGCGCTTTTTCACGCCGCGGCCGGAAATGCCCTCGTCCATGAAGACGAATTCATCCGGCACGATATAGCCATTACGAGAGGCCCACTTGCGGATCTCGACGAGCTGCGAGGCGGGGGAGAGCTCCACCTGCTCATCGGTGGAAACACGGATATAGGCCGCAGCGATGCGAAGATCAGGCAGCGGCGCGGGGACGGGAGAAGTAAAGCCTTTCGGCGGGGTCATAAGAGGTCACTCCTTTGCTGGGATTTTTTACCTGTGGCGGGGCAGGGCAGAATGGTATATACTGATGCGCGGCGCCGAAATTTTATCATCGGGAGCTTCTGAGGGAAAGAGAGGTCACAATGTTTGACCGACTTGATCGAGAGATCCTTGCAAAGTTCCGCGAGCTTACCCCTGAGAATCAGGAAGTTATTCTTGCTTACTTAGTAGAAGTTCTATTTGGGCCAGCAGCATCTTCTTCTGATCGTCGGTAAGCCGGCGAACCAATTCCATCAAGCGCGCTTCTAATGGGGAAAGACCGTCGACCTTCGGGTCGGCGGTTTTTTCTTCTGACACCCCAACGAGCCAGTCGGGAGATATCCAGAGAGCATCCGCGATAGATTCGATCACAGGGAGTTTGATGCGACCAATCAGACCGTTTTCATATCGCTGAATCGTAGACTTAGATACGCCGACTTTCGCCGCGACTTCGTCAAGGGTCATATCAAGCTCGTCGCGGCGGGACTTGATACGGTCGCCAATTTCTTTTGGAGAGTACATGATTTTATCCTTTCGGGTTTTACAGTGTGCAATCATAATAGCACACGAAATAGCATAGCGCAATACCAAAATATAAAAAAGTTGCACAGTGCTATTGACAATGGAGAAAAACTGTAGTATATATAGCTTAGTTGCATAGTGCAACAAATGAGAGGAGGTAAACATCGTGATCAACTCATCTGCTATTAAAGAGAGACTGAAAGAATTAAACCTGACGCAGAAGGACGCCGCAACCAGCATGAATTGCAAGCAGTCCACCGCATCGCTCAAGATCAACAATCGCAGACCGATGTATCTTGACGAGGCATGGGCGCTCGCACGACTGCTGAAAGTAGAGGACAATTTCTGCGCCTATTTTTTTGCGCATAATGTTGCGTAGCGCAACAAATGGTAAAAAGAAAACTGCTGCGCAAGAGGGAAAGGAGTGTGAAGGGAATGCAGACTTTGAAGATGGCGACGACGTGGGATGTTTACCACGGGGCGACGCCGGAGATCGAGGCGACGGTGCGCAGCGAGGAAGCCTTTGAGGCGCTGCGACAAGCCATTAAAAAAATGAGCCGCCAGCGGGTCAGGCATGGCGGCTCGAGGATCGAGCATTCAATCAAGCTGGTCGAGTGAGAGGACATCAATGCCCTCGAAGTCATAGAAAACGTTGTGGTCGAGGACATCCAGCGCAGAGAAATTGATGCTGGGCGGAATGGGATCGGCGGGGTCAGCGCGATCCTCTTCGAGGTATTCCAGTTCAACATACTTTGCGCCGGAATCCAGAACCTCTTTCGCCATCTGGAAGAGGTCGGATGTGCGAACGATATAGCCCATATTTTCACCCCCTTTCGCCGCCAGTATAGCACGGCGGCGGGACGGTGGCAAGCGGACATGCCGCGGCGGCATACATTCGAGGGAAAGGAGCGTGCAGGAATGGGGAAGCGAAAACAGGAGCCGATCATCGTAAAGGCCTACGTCAAGACGGCGGACGGCGGAGAGGTGGACGTGGACACGCTCAGCGACGAGCAGCGCAAAAAGCTGGGGTCGTGGCTGCGCGTGACCTACCTCAATGAGCTGATGCGCGGCAAGGCAAAATTCTACATCAAGCAATAACACGCAAGGGGATCCCCTTTGCAGAAATGAGGAACAACAAATGAAAAAGAATCGCACAAGAGAAGAAAGAGCGCTGCGTTACGCGGCGGCGCTGCTGCGGCTGACGGTGCTGCTGTGGATCGCGGTGCTGCTGCTGTGCCTGTTGGAGCCGGGGTGCCTGGCGATGGACGCGGCGGCCGCGGCGGCGGAGACCGATCCGACGGTCACGTGGCTGGCAGCGGTGGGCGCCGGATGGCTGACGTGGCGCGGAATGGTGCTTGTCTTGAAGCTGGACGAGCCGGGGAGAAAGAGAACGCGCCGCAGATGATGGACGACAAGCGATTTATCGCGCCGCAGACGCGGCCGACGCTGTGCTGGTCGTGCGCGCGGGCGTGCGGCGGCTGCTCGTGGACGGAGCGAGATCCTGTGACGCACGCGATCCGCTTCGAGCCCGTGAAGGGCTGGAAGGCGGAGAAAACGACGATCAACGGCTCGAAAAGCGAGCACGGCGAGAAGTGCTACCGCTACACGACCGACAGCTACCGCGTTGTGCGCTGCCCGTTGTACGTGCCGGACCGGCGGACGAGGGCGAGAAGCGCCATGCCGGAATGGGCCGTGCAGGCCGCGAACGCATGAAAAAGGCGGCTGACCGATGGCACCGGTCAACCGCCACGAAGAAAAACACACATGAAAGGAGATTTTCTTCCCCGCCATTATAGCATGCGGCGGGGAAGAAGTGCAAGGGAAATGAGCGTGATTCAAGACGCCATTGCCGCTATTGAGGGCCAGCAGCCGAAAGAGCGCTCGGCGGTGTGGATGGTGGGCGAGCAGCTGAAAGATATGGTCCGCGGCAACGAGGCCGCGGCGGCACTGCTGCTGACAGACCTGACGCAGAACAAGGAAATGACACTCGCGGCGGCGGAGAAGAAAATCGCCGAGCGGGCGAAGAAGAACAAGGTCGGCAACTGCGGGTGCGTGACGCCCGCAGAGGCCGAGGACATCCTGCGTGAGTTTTTCGGTCTGCCGGAGCGCGGCACAGCCGCAGCGCCGCAGACGGAGAGGCGCAAGGTCGTGGACCTTGCGGACTTTTTATGAGCCGCCGCACAGACGCCGGATGGGAGAATCTGGCGGACAAGCTGCCGTTCCAGCCATGCGGAGACCTGCAAAACGACGTGCTGAAAGATATCTACGGCAACGACATGCTCGGGACAGGGATAATGCTTTACAGCCGTGAGAGCGTGGAGACCGCAAATCCTATTGCGCAGATCATGGACGCGGAAGACTGGGACCGCTGGGAGAAGTCTCGGAAGCGCCGCTGGGGCGCGCGCTGCACCTGCTCAAACTGCGGAGAAGAGTTTTTTGCGGGCTATGTCAGCGACAGCGGTACGAGTGGCATCGTCCTGCGGCAGGGCGAGGACGGGCAGATTTATGAAGGCTACGTCGACAAGGGAGACGACGATGCGCAAATCTTTTTTGACGACGAGACGATCGTTTGCCCACGCTGCTACCAGAGCGCGGTCGTGACGCGGCGGAGTGAGCTGCGGCAGGGGCGCACGCTTCAAGCATTGCAGGCCGAAACGCTGAACATTGACGGATATCTCGCGGTACTCTATTGGATGGTGGCGCGGTATCAGGACAACACGGGAACAGACGTCGCGACGTTCTCGCCGCACGCGGCGCTGATCGTGGACCGCTGCGGCGTGCTGCGGCGTTTCCGCGCGGTGCGCCACAGCAACGAGGCGCGTGACGTAACGTGGACACCCTGCAAGCGGAGCTGCGACCCGATGCAGCAGCCCTATTACTGCCACGGCGCCGTGAACGGACGACAGGTCGGCGGCTGGACATGCACCTACGGTCCGGAGCTCGGTGGAACGACGGGCGAGAAGACGGCACTGGACAAATACATCGGCGCGGGCGGAACCTGGCCGGGGGCGTATCTGCACGTCTGGCACAAGCACCCGCAGGTGGAAAACCTGATGCGGCAGGGGTTCGGCGATGCGGTGACGCAGACCATTGACAACTATCTGAACATGTGCGGCAACTATTCCATGCTGCGCGACGCACCAAATATCCCGTGGGTCGATTGGAGCGAGACGAAGCCGCACCGAATGCTCGGCATGAGCAAGGAAGCCTTCCGCGAGGTGCGCGGGAAGCATTGGAGCGAAGGCACCGCGCGGTGCTGGGCGAGCTACCGAATGCTTGTAAAGAACGCGGACGCGCTGCAATTCGTGCAGGAGGTCGGCAAGCTCGGTCTGAACGACATGGAAAAACTGCTGGGTGCCTATCGGGCCGTCGAGACCGATCTGCACCCGACGCATGTGGTGAAATACCTCGAAAAGCAAAAGCGGCTGAAAGGCGGCGTGCAACTGCTGCTCGATTACCGGCGCGCGCTTCGGGCGCTGTGGCTGGCGGACCAGAACGAAACGCTGTGGCCGCGCGATCTGCAAGCGGCGCACGACCGCGTAATGGAGATGTACGCGGCGCACGAGGGCGTGAAGTACTACTCGGCGGATTTTACGCCGGTCTATATCCGGCTCAAGGCGCTGGAATGGACGGACGGCGAACTCTGCATCCGCATCCCACAGGAGGAGCAGGAGCTGATCGACGAGGGAAAAACCCTGCGCCACTGCGTGGGCACCTACGGCAGAACACATTGCAGCGGCAAGCCGATCTTCTTTGTGCGGCACTACCGCAGGCCAGAGCGCAGCTATTACACGCTGAACATCGACCTGACGCGGGCGATGCCGAAGGAGATCCAGCTGCACGGCTACGGCAACGAACGCCACGGCGAGCGCAAGCAGTATGAGCACGGCATCCCGAAAAAGGTGCGCGACTTCTGCGACAGATGGGAGCGCGAGGTGCTGACGCCGTGGTTTATGGAGGAACAACGCAAAAAGTTCGCTGAAACGAACAAAGTGGACAAGAAAGCGAGGAAAGGCGCATGAGCGAAACAATGGAAATGGCCGTGGCCGACGAGGTGCGCAGCATCACCGCCATCACGGACGAGATCATTTTTTACAAAAATGTCGGCGGACTGGCCGTCATCGAGATTGGCAAGCGGCTGATCGAGGCAAAAGCACAGCTCAAACACGGGGAATGGCTGCCGTGGCTGAGCGAAAAAGTGGAGTTTTCGGAGACGAGCGCGCAGCGATTTATGCAGCTTGCGAGGGAGTACGGAAATACCTCACTGGTGGGGGATTTGGGGACCTCGAAAGCCTTGGTATTACTGGCTTTGTCGGCATCTGAGCGAGAGAATTTTGCAAGCGAAAAACACGTTGTCAACGGGGAAGAAAAAAGCGTTGCCGAGATGAGCAAACGCGAGCTTGAAGAGGCCATCCGGCAGCGCAAGCTCGCTGAGCTGGAACGCGACAAGGTGCAGCGCGAGTTGGACGAACAGCGCAAGGCCAATGAGGAGGCCGCGGCGGAAGTACAGAAGGCGCAGGACGCGGCGGACGCCGCCCGCGCCGAGGTGGAGAACGCACAGGGCACGGCGCTGGCCGCGCAGGAGCGCGCGGCGGCACTGGAACGCGAAATGAAGGAGCTGCGTGAGAAGCCTGTAGACGTAGCCGTGCAGACCGTGGACGCGAGCGAGGAACAGATCGCGGCGGCGGTGAAGGAGGCGGAACTTTCCGCCAAGGAGAAGATCGGCAAGAAGGCCGAGGAGTTGAAAAAGGCCAGAGAGGACCTGGCACAAGCAAAAGCGGACGCGCAGGCCGCGGCAGAAAAGGCCGAAAAGGCAGAGGACGAGGCGGCGGCGCTGCGCGCTGAGCTGGACAAGGCCAGAAAAAGTGCTGCGGCGATGGACAACAAGGCGCTCGCGGAGTTTGCCGTCCTGTTCCGGCAGGCACAGGAGACAGTGAACCGCATGACGGAGATCGTCGACGAACTGGATGAGGAAAGCCGCCCGAAGATCTACCGCGCGCTGGGCGCGCTGCGGGACATGATCGCCGAAAAGGCAGGTGAGGGCGCGTGAAGCGCAGCGACTATCTGAAACTCTGCGTGAGCGCGGCGATGCTCAGCTACCGCAAGCCGAAGGTGCTGTACGCCGAGATCGAATATTATCCCGAGGGCTATGAGCTGCGATTCGACAAGAGCGGCAAGGCGGTACATAGAGCGATCCTGCGGGACGCGAGCAAGCACAACTGCCTTTTCTACTGCCCGCTGGCGAAGGTGCAGGAGGTGGAGGCGTGAGCAAAGCGGTTTTAATCAGTATCCGCCCGAAGTGGTGCGAGAAGATCGTCAACGGCAATAAGACGATTGAAGTGCGCAAGACGCGCCCGAAGATGAACACTCCGTTTAAGTGCTATATCTACTGCACGCTGCAAGGCTGTAACGAGTTTTTTCGAGTTGATCTTGGGGGTGATGTTGCCAAGTGGAACCGCGGCAAGTGGGCAGACCGCAAGGGCAAGGTTATCGGGGAGTTTACCTGCGACCGAATCGACTGGATCACGCACATCGGGTACACGGGCATTCCGAATTTAGTGGAGACTCGCATTTGTGACGCCGCCACCATGCGCACATCGCCCGTCGGCGGGCTGCTCAATGCAGCCTGCTTGACGCCTAAAATGCTGAATGATTACCTCGCGTGGGGCGACGGTTACGGCTGGCACATCTCCGATCTGCGCATCTACGACGAGACGCGCGAACTGAGCGAGTTTACCGGACTGCGCAATACGAGATTCGGCGCAGCGCCATATGACATCAAGCGCGCGCCGCAAAGCTGGGGCTATGTGCAGGAGGTGGCGTGCGATGAATAGCATTCAGGCGAGCCAGATCATGGGCGGGAACGGGGCAAAGGCGCGCAAGGCGGCCGACCTGTACCCGACGCCGCCGGAGGTGACGGTGGCGCTGATGCGCTTTCTCAAGCTGCCAGGAGAAACGGTCGTATGGGAACCGGCCCGTGGGCAAGGAGACATGGTGCGAGCGCTGGCGAACTGCGGGATGGCTGTCTACGGCACGGATATCCGCGACGGGATAGACTTCCTGACCACTCGACAGCCGGGAAACGCGCCTGCGGCTGATTGGATTATCACGAATCCGCCGTTTTCGCTGGCGGACGAGTTTATCCGCCACGCGGCGGAGATCGGCAAGCCGTTTGCGATGCTGCTCAAGGCGCAGTATTGGCACGCGGCGAAGCGGGCGCAGCTCTTCCGCGAGATCCCGCCGAGCTACGTTCTACCGCTGACATGGCGGCCGGACTTCCTCTTCAAGGAGCGAGACGGTAAAAAGGGCGCGAGCCCGCTCATGGATGTCATGTGGTGCGTGTGGCTGACGCCGCAGATGCAGGGCGTGCAGACAGTATTCAAGCCGCTAATGCGGCCGGAAAAGGAGAGATGAGCATGTTTGTCGGAGAAACATATAGCTGGGTGCCGACGAGCTGGGAGGGCGCGAACGGGATTGTTTCGTCGCTCAGGACAAAGGGCACCGTGCACGGGAAGATCGTGTACATCAACGAAAACCATCGGTATTTTACGGCGGAGGCGAACGTCGGCGGCGTGGTCATCCGCGAGAGTTTCAAATTTTAAGGAGGGCACAGACATGTTGAGCTATAAGACCAAGGACGGCAAGGTGACGGAACTCGAGGCACAGGGGTCGCTCGCGGAGCCTTTGAGCGACACAACTTTTCTGGCCCATGCCATTTACGGCATGCTTGCGAGGAGCAACGAAGGACTGGCGAAAGCATTTCAAGCTCATTTTGCACTGCTGGCGGCCGACCCTGAATCGCCGATGTGGGAGAACAGCAATCCAAATTGCATCAGCATCGTGCGGCGCGTCAAGCCGAAGGAGGGCAAGAGCGATGACAAGTGACGAGGTTTTGACGGCGCTGCGATGCTGCGCGAGCGGCAGCTGCGACGGGTGCCCGCTGTGGGACGACGATTTGGAGGACACGACCTGCGCAGACGGCTTGGTGGCCGCGGCGGCTGATTTGATCGAATTCCAGCAGCAGGGCCTTGAGGCGCTGACGAAGATGGACGAGGGGCTGAAAAAGCGGGGCAGCACGCTGAAAGAGTTCCTGCGACGCGGCGATGAAGTCGTGCAGGGGCACAGAGACCCTGCCGGGCCGCCGGGCAATCCTGGTTTTGCGGGCGATATCTTCATCTGCCCGACGTGCAACTCGCCGTGCGTCTTCTATAACGCGGAGAAAGACGCCTACATATGCCCGAGCTGCGGGTGGCAGAACAAGGAGGGCTGACAGATGGTTTCGGACAAAGCATTGAAAAAGCTGCAAGAGCAAATTGCGGCGTGGCCGATGGAACGGCGATTCGTGGTGCAGCAGCTCATTCGGGATTATTTGAGGAACCGGGAAGACCTGCGCGCCTATGAGGCGACAAGGCTGACGCCGCGCGGGGTCGAAATCCTCAAGGAAGAAAAGCTCAGCAGCGACGGTATGATCCTGATCGGGCGGCTGATGGGCAAGAAGCTACACGAGATCGGCTGCGAACGCCTGCACGAGCTGGTCGAGGCCGGCGCGGACGGGCGCGCGATCACGCTGCCGTGCAAGCTCGGCGGCGAAGTGTGGGCGCCCGGCTGCGGCAGAACGGTGAAACTGCGCGTTGTCGAGGCGGCGCTGCTTCTGCAAGGCGAGGACGGCGAGGGCTATGAGAAGCTGAGCGACTTCGGCAAGACATTTTTCGCGACGAAAGAAGGAGCGGAGGAGGCAAAGCGAAATGAATGGTTTACTTGAAAAGCTGCGGCGGGGCGCGATCAGAGCACTCGGCGGATATGTTGAGCAGGCTCCACCGCCGAAACCGCAGGACAGGGCACTCATCAAGGAAGAGCGCTACCACGTCAGGAAGATCGAGGTGCGGGTGATGCCGTTTGACAACGGGCCGCGCGCAGAGGAGCTTTTGCAGAGGTACAAGAAATACAGCAGCGAGCGGCTGGCGGACATGCTGGCAAAAAAGATGCTGGAAAGCGGGGCAATCACCATCAAGGAAAGACCGGCGGTGGGGAAATTCGGCGGCAGCGAGCTGTGCGCGACGGTTTACGTCGCGTTTCCGCAGAACGACGGAGGATATGTGACATGAAGCGACTGACGAACGAAGAGGTCAGAGTGGACGAGAGCGTGGACCGGTATCTCGGCCCGCTCGCCGACCTTGAAGGCATGAAGCCGAAGCTGCTGGACCTGATTCTGAACGGTCCGGTGCTGAACGGTGTATCGAAGGATGTACTGCGGCAGATCATTCGGCAGCTCTACAGCGCGCTTGCCGCCTACGAGGACACGGGGATGACGCCGGAAAGCGTGGAGGCGCTCAAGCTGTCCATGATGGGAAAGGCAATCGCGGAGATTAAGGAGTTTAACGGCCTTCCGGTCGACCGACTGCGCGAGCTGGCCGAGGCCGACAAGGACGGTCGGTTGGTGGTGTTGCCGTGCAAGGTGGGCGATACGGTGTATCTGATTGTGACAAAACGCGCGAGAAATTACACGCCGGAATTTAGATTCGTCAAAAAGAGCCGTCTCACATTCCTCAACATGGAGCGTATTTTGCAGGACTTTGGCAAGGAAGCGTTTCTCACCCGCGAGGAGGCGGAGAAAACATTGGAGGCGATGAAATGAGCGCTTGCGCAGGAAAAATCAACTGTGAGATTTACCGGCAGAAAAAGTATTGCCGAAAGGCTGAGGCGGCAGAGGAGGACCGCGAGTGCAAGGGATGCCGCCACGCGAGGCGGCAGTGCGACGTGGAGTACTGCCCGTTCGAGGTCAACGGCGCGTGCAAGTTGGAGGGCTGACGGATGGTGCGGGTATTTTGCGACCGGTGCGGGCGGGTCATCACGGGGATGAGCGCGCACGAGCGCGTGAGCGTGACGGCGAGCGGCGCGGGCGGCGGGGAGATCGCGAAGCTCGACTTCTGCACATACTGCGCGGACTGGGCCATCAATACGCTGATGCGGCGGACGATGCTCGGCGCGGGCGAGAAAAAGGGCGCGAAGGCGGACAAGCCCGCGCCCATCGCGCCGCCGAAGGGCGAAAAAGACGGCCTTGCGTGGACGGCGGGACAGGACAAGCGGCCGGCCGCGGAAGCGCCGCCGCCCGAACCGCTCCCGACGCTGAGCGTCAAGGGCTACGGCGCGGCGGAGAAGCGGAAAATCTTCGACGCGCTGGTGCGCTACAAGGTGCGGACCGGTCCGGGGTGGACGGAGCGCGTGAGCAAGGCCTGCGGCGGGGACGTGAGCCGCGAGACGCTGCGCGCGATCGTCGTGGACGGGCTGATGGTCGACATCCACGTGTGGCGCGTCATTGAGCGGGGGCTCAGCGACCTGGGCGCAATGGAGAAAAAGACATGAAGGTGACGTTTATTTTGCAGGCCGACGTGCCGGAGAGCGCTATCCAGGGCATCAAGGAGCGCGCGGCGATGGACCTTGAGCGCTACGGCGACGTGAAGGTCGCGAAGATCCTCGTCGAGAAGCCGCGCGAGCACGAGCAGTTACATCTTTAATCACGCCTGCGGGCGAAAAAGAAAGGAAACGGAACCATGAAACAGTACATCGGAACAAAACTTATCGAAGCGGAAAAGGCGTATCGCGTGGACGGCAAGGTCGTTACGCTCGCGGAGAACAAAGTACCGTGCGGCTACAAGGTTGAGCGCGGCTACAAGGTGCGCTATGCGGACGGGTACGAGAGCTTCAGCCCGGCGGAGGTCTTCGAGCGCGCGTATCTGCCGCTCGAGGTGAACGGCGAGCTCAAGACTGAGGCGCCGAGCATCAGCGCGGAGATGGTCGAGCGATTCATCGACCACCACGAGACCGTGACGATGGGCGGCAAGACGACCGTTGTGCGCGCGGTGCTGAGAAACGGCTTCGAGATCGTGGAGAGCTCGAGCTGCGTGAGCGCGGAGAACTACGACGAGAAGCTGGGGGAGGAAATCTGCATGGAACGGATTAGAAATAAGATTTGGGAGCTGCTGGGCTTCCTGCTGCAAACGGCGGTGGGCGGCGTGAACGGCGAGGCAGCGGCAGAGAATCACTGCTGCGATGAAGAATGCGAGCGTTCCTGCTGTGACAAGGAGCCTGCGGCGGACGAATCGACTACGCCGAAGCTGCCGACGGTGCGCTTGTTTATCTCGCAGCCGATGCGCGGCAAGAGCGACGAGGAGATCGGGCGCGAGCGCGAGGATTTGATCGCAATTGCGAAGGCCGTGTACGCAGAGCGCGGCGAGGTCGAGGTCATCGACAGCTTTTTCAAGGGCGGGCTCGATGTTCCGGCCGGCACAAAAGCGCCGCTTTACTATCTGAGCAAGTCGCTCGAGCTGCTGGCGACGGCGGATGTGGCGATCTTTGCCAAAGACTGGCGGGAGGCGCGCGGCTGCCGCATCGAGCACGAGTGTGCGGACGGGTACGGCGTTGCAAGGATCGAGCCTCCCGAGGAGGGCTGAGCGATGCAGAAAATCAACATTAAGAAGTACACGAAGGAGCAGATGCTCAAGATGCTCGAAGAGGCGCTGGATAAGCAGGAGGCGGCGGAGAGCAGAGAGACCGAGCTGCGCGGGCAGATCGGCGAGCTGACGGAAAAGCTCGAGGAGAATGAAAAGGCGCTGGAAGAGATCACCGCGAAGTATAAGAGCGCGGACCATTCGGCGGCGATGCTGCGGTCGCGTATCGATGAGGCGGAGAAGATGCGCGACCAGGCGCTCGAGGCGCACGGCGAGGACATGAAGGCCATCGCTGAGGACTATCACGAAAGCCGCGAGCTGGCGCACCTGCTGGGCAAGCGCGAGCTGGAGCTGGCCGAGGCCAAGCAGCGCCACGACGACGCGTTGGGCGAGGCGGCGCACCTGAAAGGCCAGCTGAAAGTGGAGGAAGGCCGCGCAGCGCGCAAGGACGAGCTGCTGGACGAGGCGCTGCATCGGCTTGAGGTCGAAAAGGCCATCGCTGAGGACTATCACGAAAGCCTCAAGTGGTGCATGGCGCATCCGTGGCGCAACATGTGGCGCTGCATGAAAGAGTATTTCCGCTTCTGACGGACAAAGAGCGGGAGAGGAGGGGAGAGAGCGATGTTCCGATACAAAAAGAGCGTGCCGGTGAGCTATGAGAGGCAGGGGTACATCTATTTTTCATCGCTGCTGTATCGAGAAATGCCGGAGAAGGCGCAGCGGAAGATCCTCAACCTGTGTATGGAGTGCGGCGGCGGGGACTACTACCGGGCACTTTTCGAATTCGTGACGACGGACGCGAACGCGACGTACATCTGCATGAAGCACAGCCTCTCCCGCTCGACGCTCGAGCGGATCGTGCGGAAGTATTACGAAGGTTTCCCACGGAGACTGTGACAGGGCTTCGGCCCTGTGTGCGCTGCCGCCGAAAGGGCGCGACGGCGCACAGAAGGCCGAACACACATTATTCAATATCACGCGTGCGCACGCGCGCGTGATTCGAGCTTGTAACGTATCTTAACTTAGCGAACAATTCCAAAGCAGGAGGACGGGGCTATGTATCGGGGCAGAACATTCAACCGCGAGCGCGTATACGTGTGCGGCAATTATCTGGACGGTGATATCTATCCTGTCTTTCAGAAGCCGGGAGAGCGCAGAAAGAGATGCCGCCCGACGAGCGAGATCCAGAAGAAACTCAACCAGAGGAACGCGGCGAAGAGATTGACGCGCATCGTGCACATGAACTTCACGAGCCGAGACCTCGCGCTGCATCTGACCTACGACCCCGCCCACACGCCGGAGAGCGCAGAGGACGCGCTGCGCATCGTGCAGAACTATCTACGCACGCTCAAGCGGCGGTATCGCAAGATCGGGGTCGAATTCAAGTACATACTCTCCACGGAAAAGGGCGGACGCGGCGGACGCATCCACCATCATCTCATCATCTCGGGCGGGCTTGACCGCGACACGCTGGAATCGCTGTGGGGGCGCGGCTATGCCAACAGCAAGCGCCTGCAATTCAGCGACGAGGGCGTGAGCGGCCTGACGCATTACATCACGAAGGATGACGCGAGCTACAAGCGGTGGAGCGGCAGCAGAAACCTTGTCCAGCCGGAAGCGGCAACGTCAGACGGCAAGCTCACGATGGACGAAATCGAAGAACTCGCCGAGGCCGTGGAAGACGGTCTCGGCTACGAATGGTTCGAAGAACGATACCCGGACTTCGAGCTCGTGAGCTGCGAGTGCATCCGCAACAGCATGAACCGGGGCGCGTACATCCATTTCGAGATGCGGCGGCGCCGATAACAACAGCATAGAGCAAACGCAACACGACGACGCGCGCGGGGGAGCCTGGGCGCGCTGCGTGCATGCTCTCGCGCGTGCGCGTGCGAGGAAAAGCCGCAGGCCCTGATTTGACAAGGGTTTGCGGCTCTTTTTTGCCCTCAAAAAGTTGACGGTTCGAGACCTGTTGCATTTGCTACACTTTTTGAAAACAAGGCAAGCGCGCCGAGGGGAGGGGTGCGGATGGCGCGGCAGAAGAAATACACGGCGGCAACGCTGGGCAAGGCCTGCGAGCGCTATTTCGCAGCGATCACGCGGCGCGTGAAGGTCACGGAAATGGTGGACAGCGGCAAGCGCGACGACAAGGGCCATGTGATCCTCATCCCCGTGCCGGTGAAAAACACGCTGGGCGAAGAGGTCGAGGTGACGGAGTACATCATCCCGCCGAGCATGCACGAGCTGTGCGCCTTTCTTCGCATCGACCGGGCGACGTGGAGCCGGTACATGGGCGAGAGCGAGGAATTCGCGGCCGTCGGCGAGCGGGTGCGCGAGCGCATGAAGGCCTGGAACGAGCACGAGATGCTGACGCGGCCGGGCAAGGACCTGAAAGGAATCCTCTTCAACCTGACGAACAACTACGGCTACAGCGAGAAGAAAGAGGTCGAGCTCGGCGAGCGGGCGACAAAGACCGTGACGGCGGCGAGCATCCCGCTCGAGGAGCGGCAAGCGATGCTGCGCGAGCTGATGCAGGAGTTTGAGCACGATGGCGGCGACGAAGACGCGGACCTATGAGCGAGAGCTTGAGGTGGCGCTGTGGTGGCGGGACTTCCGCGCGACGAACAACGCGCACTTCCTGCCGCTGCTGTTCGACCGGCACCGCTACCTCGTCCTGAAAGGCGGCGGCGGCAGCGGCAAGTCGATCTTCGCGGGGCGCAAGGTGCTCGAGCGCGTGACAAGCGAGCCGGGGCACCGCTGGCTGGTGTGCCGCAAGGTGGCGCGGACGCTGCGCGAGAGCTGCTTTGAGCAGCTGCGCGGGCAGATATCCGACTTCTACCCCGAGAGCGGGGCAAAGGTCAACAAGAGTGACATGAGCATTTCGTTTGCGAACGGCAGCAAGATCCTCTTCGCGGGCCTCGACGACGTGGAAAAGCTCAAGTCGATCTACGACATTACGGGCATCTGGATCGAGGAAGCGAGCGAGCTGGAGCAGGGGGACTTCGACCAGCTGGACATCCGACTGCGCACAGACTTCCCCTATTACCTGCAAATGATCCTGACCTTTAACCCGATCAGCATCACACATTGGTTGAAAAAGCGGTTTTTCGACCGCAAGGACCCGCGCGCGACGGTGCACGAGAGCACGTATCTCGACAACCGCTTTCTGACGGCGGAGGCCATTACGACGCTCGAAGCCTTCAAAGAGACGGACGAGTACTACTACCAAGTCTATTGCCTCGGACAGTGGGGCGTGACGGGCAAGACGGTGTTCGACGCGAAGAAGGTGAGCGAGCGGCTGCTCATCGTCGAGCGGGCGAAGAAGCCGAGGCGCGGCTATTTCGAAAACGTCGTCAAGGAAGACGGCGTACACCTCGAGAGCTGGGCGTGGGTGGACGATCCGGACGGCGCGGTGACGATCTACGAAGATGTCGTCCCCGGCCGGCCGTATGTCATCGGCGGCGACACGGCGGGCGACGGCAGCGACTACTTCGTCGGGCAGGTGCTCGACAACATCACGGGCAAGCAGGTCTGCACGCTGCGCCACCAGTACGACGAGGACACGTATGCGCGGCAGATGTACTGCCTCGGCAAGTACTACAACGACGCGCTGCTCGCCATCGAGACGAACTTCTCGACGTACCCGACGAAGCTGCTTGACCTGATGGGCTACCGCAACCTGTATGTGCGCGAGGTGGAGGACGACTTCACAGGCAAGATCAAGCACGCCTTCGGCTTCCAGACGAACCGGCTGACGCGGCCGGTGATCCTGTCTGAGCTCATCCGTATTCTGCGCGAGAGCATGAGCACGGTGAACGACCGCGACACGCTGCTCGAGATGCTGACATTCGTGCGGCGGGAGAAAGACTTGCAGGGCGAGGCCGAGCCGGGCGCGCACGACGACTGCGTGATGGCGCTGGCGATCGCGCATTACGCGCGGCCGCAGCAGACGATGGAAATCAAGACCGCCGGCAGCGCGAAGAAAACGCGCTGGACGGCGGACATGTGGGAGGACTACAACAGCGCGAGCGAGACCGAGCGGGCAGAAATGCTGGCGCTCTGGGGCGAGCCGCGATGAGAGGGAGAAAAGACATGGAAGAAAAAGAAAAGACAAGAGCGATCAGCGAGGAGCTGCGCGAGTGGCAGGCGAGGCTCAATGAGAGCGACGCCAAGTGGTCGAAAGAAGTCGAAAAAATGAACGAGCGCGAGGCGGTCTACAACGGGGACCGCACGATGCAGCCGCTCGTCCCCGGCGACACGCACCGCGACGGCACGCTGAAAAAGACAAGCCACGTGCGCAACATCACGTTCGAGAACATCGAAAGCCAGGTATCAAGCAGCATCCCGCAGCCGAAGGTGACACCGCGGCGCAAGAAGGACGAGCACCTGGCCGACGTGATCGAGCACTTTCTGCGCAACGAGCTCGACCGGCTCCCGTTTGAGGCGCTGAACGATCTGGCCGAGCGCACGGTGCCCATTCAGGGCGGCGTGGGCTTTTTGGTCGAGTGGGACAACACGAAGCGCACGAGCACGACCGTCGGCGAGGTGAACGTGACGCTCATCCACCCGCAGCAGTTCGCGCCGCAGCCGAACGTCTACACGGGCATTGCCGACATGGATTATTTCATCGTCAAGGTGCCGACGACGAAGGGCTACGTCGAGCGCCGCTACGGCGTGCTGCTTGAAAACGAGGGTGAGAGCGAGCCGGATGTCCGCGGAGGCGACGGCTCGACGAGCGATCGCAACCTGACGCTTTACATCGGCTACAAGCTCAACGAGCGCGGCGGCATCGACCGCTACACGTGGGTGAACGACACGGAGCTCGAAAACCTCAAGGACTATCAGGCACGCAGGCAGCCGGTGTGCAAGAGCTGCGGCAAGGTAAAGCCGCTGCCGGGGCAGGAGGTAAACGGCGCGGCCTACTCAGGCGGCGCGTGCCCGTGGTGCGGCGGCAAGGACTGGGAGAGCAAGACGCAGGACTTCGAAGAGCTCTATGCGCCGGTACAGCGCAGCGACGGCACGTTTGTCGGCGGGATGCAGGAGACGGTGGACGAAAACGGCCTGCCGATTCAGGCGCCGGTGCGCATCCCGTATTACCGGCCGGACCGCTACCCGATCATCTTGCAGCGCAGCGTGAGCGTCTTCGGCCAGCTGCTCGGAAACAGCGACGTTGACATGATCCGCGACCAGCAGAACACGAGCAACCGCATCGAGCAGAAGATCATCGACCGACTGATGAAGGCCGGCACGCGCATCACGCTCCCCGACCGGGTGGACCTGCGCACCGATCCCGAGGACGGCGAGCGCTGGTACATCGGAAAGCCGAGCGACAAAAGCCTCATCGACGTCTACGATTTTTCGGGCAATTTGCAGTACGAGCTCACGTATCTGGCGCAGGTGTACGAAGAGGCGCGGCAGATCATCGGCATCACGGACAGCTTTCAGGGCAGGCAGGACACGACCGCAACGAGCGGCAAGGCTAAAGAGTTCTCCGCTGCGCAGGCGGCGGGACGCCTCGAGAGCAAGCGCGTGATGAAAAACGCGGCCTACGCCGAGCTCTTTGAAACAATGTTCAAATTCTGGCTGGCGTACTCGGATGAGCCGCGGCCGGTGACGTATAAGGACAGCACGGGCGAGACGATGTACGAGGAGTTCAACCGCTATGACTTCCTCGAAGAGGGTGAAGACGCCGAGCTGCACTGGAACGATCAGTTCCTTTTCTCGTGCGACACGAGCGCGCCGCTGGCGAGCAACCGCGAGGCGATGTGGCAGGAGACGCGGCAGAACCTTGAGGGCAGGGCCTTCGGCGACCCGACAAACCTCGAAACGCTCATCTTGTTTTGGGCAAAGATGGAGGAGCTGCACTATCCCGGCGCGGCGCAGACGAAAAAGCACCTGGAAGAAAAGGCGCAGCGGCAAGAAGAAATGGCCGCGCAGGCGGCGGCGCAGCAGGCGGCCATGCAGGGCGATATGCCGGGCGGCGGCGTTGGAGTGCCGGACGATCTGGCCGCGGCGATCGACGCGCAGGCACAGCAGGACGCCATGAACGCCGCGAGCGGTGGGCAAGCGGAAGAACTTTACATGCCGCAGTAAGAAAGGCTAAAGGCGCGAAAGATGACGCGCAGAGCATATAGTCTCCCCGCAAGGGGGACGCCGCATCCGTAAGGCAGCAGAGCCACCAACGGCTGCGCAGCGCAGGGCAACAGCGGGAAAATGCCGAATCCAAAGGAAAGGAGGACGCGGGCATGAGCGATAAGAGCGGTTACGTCGGCAGAATCAAGAACGGCGGCACGCAGGTCGTGAAAGCGCCGAACCAGCAGACCGACGCGAAGAAGGGCGTTATTCATACCGGCTCCGATTTGAGAACCGGCAAGAAGTAAGGCAAGCGGAAGCGCTTTACATGGTTACCCCCGCAAGGGAACACCGCACGCGCAAGGCGGCGGCTATTCGCAGGGCGATAGCGGGAACATGCCAGAGAGGAAGAGAACATGGGATTCACGGAAAAAGACGTCTTTGAAGCGATGGGCCTGACGGTGCCGCCTGACGAGGCAGGCACGCAGCAGGAGCCCACAGGCGCAAACGAGCCGGGCGCCGCTGCCCCGGCCGCAGAAGAGACCAACGGCGCGCCGGAGGGCGGCGATACCGGCACGACGGGCGGCGAGGGCGCAGAGGGCACCGCAACCGCTCCCGAGGGCCAGGACGGCGCGGAAGGCACAGAAGACAACAACGATGCGGAGGGCGCGAAGAAGGAGCAGACCCCCGACGAGCGCAGAGCTCATGCGGCGGCGCGGCGCAGAGCCGAGCAGCAGGCCGCGGTGGACGCGGCGCTCAAGGCGCAGAGCGAGAAGATGGCCGCGGAGTGGAAGGCCTTTTTCGAAAGTGCGGGGCTCAAGAACACGATCACGGGCGAGCCCATCGCGACGAAGGAGCAGTTTGACGAATGGTCGAAGTCCTTCAAGCAGCAGAAGCTCGAAAGCGACCTCAAGGCCGGGAAGCTGACGCAGGAATCTCTCAATGAGGCGATCAGCGAGAATCCTGTCGTCAAGCGGGCAGCGGAGATCGTGGCGGCGCATGAGCGCGAGCAGGCCGCGGCGGAGCAGGAGAAAATGCAGCGCGCCATCGACGAGCAGATCAAGAAGATCCACGCGCTCGAGCCCGAGGTGAACGGCGTGGAGGATCTTTTGAAGCTGCCGGAGAGCGAGGAATTCTACGCGCGCGTGAAGAGCGGCATGTCGTTTTACGACGCCTACCTCATCTCGACGCACGAGCGGCGCGAGAAGGCGCTGGCCGAGGCGGCGAGAGCGCAGGCTTTGACGGGTCAGAGGGGCAAGGACCACCTGACCGGCGCGGCGGCATCCCGCGGCGCGGGCGGCAAGGTCGTGACGAGCGAGGAGCTGGCGAGCTTCCGCATCTTCAATCCCACGGCGACGGACGAGGAGATCCGCACGTGGATCGAGAAGAACAGAAATTAACAAGACAAGGAGGAACGCAATGTTTATTCCCATCAAATCGACGGACGGGGCAATGACCCCGTTTGAGCACATCGAAGCGGCGGCGGGCACGTATCAGGTCGGCCAGCTGCTGAACGTATCGGACGGCAAGCTGGCAGCGATCTCTGCCGACCAGGCGACCACGCCGCCCTATGTGTGCATGCAGAGCGGCACGGTGGCCGCGGGCGAGCTGCTGGCGGTGACGCGCGTGCAGGGCAAGTACACCTTTGAAACCGAGCTCGCGGCGGCCGCAGCGGCCGTGAAGGTCGGCACCAAGATCCAGGTGGCGAGCGGCGGTCTCAAGGCAAAGTACGTCACGGGCGCATCGGATGCGGCGGCGCCCGGCACGTTCGAGGTCGTGAGCCTTGAGGGCACGGCAGCGGGCAGCATGATCCGCGGCCGCTTTGTCTAAGGAAAACGGAAGAGAGGAGAGAAAGTAAGCAATGAAAATCATTTTTTCGGAATCGAGCAACCTGAACAACAGCGTTTACGGCAACTGCCAGGCGCCGATCAAGATGTTCCTTGAAAAGCGCGGCGAGGAATTTGAGCAGAACAGCGTGCTGAAGAACCTGTTCCTGACGGGTTCTTCCAAGAACTACGGCGACGTGATGACCACGCTGACGGCCATGAGCGGCTTTGAGCCCGTGGGCGAGAACGGCGCTTATCCGCTGGACGGCATGCAGGAGGGCTACCAGAAGTTCCTCAAGTACCAGACGTGGAAGGATTCTTTCAGCGTGTCTAAGGAGATGATCGAGGACGGCAAGCTGCTCGACATGCGCAAGCAGCCTGCGGCCTTTATGACCTCTTACAAGCGCACGCGCGAGCTCTTCGGCGCGGCGCTGTACGGCGCGGCCATGATGGGCAACGGCAGCGTGACCTTTAAGGGCGTCAAGTTCGACCTGACGGGCGCGGACGGCAGCAACCTGTTCGCCAAGGAGCACGTGCCCAAGGTGAGCGGCGATAAACAATGTAACTGCTTCAAGGATGCGTTCAGCGTGGACACGCTGGGCAAGCTCGAGACCAAGATGCACCTGTTCCGCGGCGACAACGACGAAATCCTTGACGTGGCCCCTGATACGATCCTGATCCCCGAGAACGCCGACCTCAAAAAGGCGGTATTCGCGGCCATCGGCGCGGACAAGGACCCCGTGAGCGCGAACAACGCCTTCAACTATCAGTATGGCCGCTGGAACGTCATCGTGTGGCCGTATCTGAACCACTACATCACAAACGGCGTTTCCCCGTGGGTGCTGCTGGACAGCAAGTACAACGAGACCTACGGCGGCGCGGTGTGGAACGATCGCGTTCAGCTCGAGGTGCGCTCCACCGTCGACGAGAACACCGACGCGAACGTCTGGCGCGGCCGCAGCCGCTTCAACGCGTGCTTCAACGACTGGCGCTTTGCCGCCATCGGCGGTATCGCGGCGGGCAACTCGCTCTAAGGCAATAACCCCGAGGCGGGCGTGGGACAAGACCCGCGCCCGCCTTTATCCATCATTGAGAGAGGAGAGAAGAACATGACGCCGAGAAAAGCGATGCAGCACGCCGACACGGCGAAGCCGAACGCCTTTCCCGAAGAGGAAAAATTCGAATGGCTCAAGGCGCTTGAGGGCAGGATCGCGGCGGACGTGCTGCTGGCGACGCCGGAAGAGCTCGAGCAGATCATGGCGACCGGCTATCCGGACAGCATGGACGAAGAGCTGCTGGTAAAGGCCCCGCACGATGAGCTGTACGTGCTGTACCTCAAGGCGAAGATCGATGCGGAGAACGGCGAGTACAGCCGCTATGCCGATTCGAGCCAGCTCTATAACGAGGCCTACGGCAACTTTGCCCGCTATTGGGGCAGGACGCATGAACCGGCGCAGGGCTACGAGAGGGGGTACGAGATCGTATGAGAGAGATCGAAGTGCGTGAGCTGCCGTATCTGCCGCTGGGCCATCAGGGCGAGAACAAGGCGCAGAGGATCGTCTGGCGCGGCCTTGCGGACAGCTGGGCGCGGCTGTACGGCGAGGGCGTCTTTACGCTGACGGTGCTGCGTGAGGGTGACAGCGCGCCGTATCCCGCGAGCATTAAGAGCGAGAACGGCGACGCGATCTGGACGCTGAGCAGCGCCGACACCGCAAAGGCGGGCGAGGGCATGGCCGAGCTCACCTACACCGTGGGCGGCGCGATCGCCAAGAGCCGGACGTGGCGCACAGTGGTTGAGCCGTCGCTGAGCGCAAACGGCACGACCAAGCCGCCTCCGGCCTACCAAAGCTGGGTCGATGAGGTTTTGCAGGCGGCGGCGGATGCGGAGACGGCGGTTTCCAAGATGCCATACGTCGACGAGGCCACGGGCAACTGGTTCAAGTGGGACGCCACGGCGGGCGCTTTTGCCGACACGGGCGTTGCCGCGACCGGTCCGCAGGGTGAAGTCGGCCCCAAGGGAGATACCGGCGAGCAGGGGCCCAAGGGCGACACAGGCGCAACCGGCCCCAAAGGAGACACGGGTGATCCCGGCGAGACTGGCCCGCAAGGCCCTGCCGGGGCGGATGGAGCCAATGGCGCAGACGGCGCCGCCGGTAAGGACGGCGTGACGTTCACGCCGAGCATGAGCGACGACGGCGACTTGTCGTGGACGAACGACGGCGGCAAGGCGAATCCGCAGACCGTGAACCTCAAGGGCCCGAAGGGCGACAAGGGCGATGCCTTTACCTATTCCGACTTTACGGCGGCGCAGCTTGCCGCGCTGAAAGGCGACAAGGGAGATACCGGACCAGAGGGTCCAAGGGGGCTGCAGGGCGAGACTGGCCCGCAGGGACAGACTGGCCCGCAAGGCCTGACGGGTCCCCAAGGCAAGACGGGTCCGCAAGGAGAGACGGGTCCGCAAGGCGAGACGGGCCCCGTAGGCCCCAAGGGGGAGACCGGCAGCGGCTTCAAGGTGCTGGGCTATTACGGCACGAAGGCTGCGCTGGACGCCGCGCAGAAAGCGACCGCAGCGGCGGGCGATGCCTACGGCGTGGGCACGGCGGAGCCCTACGACATCTACATTTTCGACGGCATTACCGGCGAGTTCATCAACAACGGCCCCTTGCAGGGCGCGAAAGGCAACACGGGCGAGCGCGGCCCGCAGGGCATTCAGGGCCCGAAGGGAGACCCCGGCAAGGACGGTGCCAAGGGTGCGGACGGTCTGCCCGGGAAAGACGGCGCAGACGGCGCGCCGGGGAAGGACGGGACGAACGGGCGCGACGGCGTGACGTTTACGCCCGCGATAAACGCGGCGGGAGACCTCTCGTGGTCGAACGACGGCGGCAAGGCGAATCCTGAGACCGTGAATCTCAAAGGCCCGAAGGGTGACACGGGCACACGGGGGCCTGCCGGTGCTGACGGCGCGAAGGGAGACACCGGCCCCGAGGGGCCAAGGGGGCTGCAGGGAGAACAGGGCCCGCAGGGACAGACCGGCCCGCAAGGCGAAACCGGCCCGCGAGGCCCTGCCGGGGCGGATGGTGCGAAGGGCGCGGACGGCGCAAAAGGCGCGACCTTTACGCCCACTGTGTCCGCGGCGGGAGACCTGAGCTGGACGAACGACGGCGGGCTTGCGAATCCCGCGACGGTCAACATCAAAGGCCCCAAGGGAGACCAGGGCGAAAAGGGCAAGCAGGGCGAGAAAGGCGAGACCGGTGCAACCGGCCCGCAGGGCCCCGCAGGCCCCGTGAACGTCCCCGCCACCGCCGCCATCCTCAAGGGCAACGGAAGCGGCGGCATCGTAGCGGCGACGCGCGGCAGCGACTATATCGCATCCGGCAACATTGTCAAGCAGACACTCGTGAGCACGGAGACCACGCCCACCGAGGACTACGCGATCAACTGGGTGTACGGCTAAGGAGGCGGAAATGGCTACATTTACTGTAGAGATAACGCCGGATTCTAGCAACGGGACTATCGCCCACGCAGTCGGAAAGTTTTCCGGAGGGTCAAGCAGCTATAAAGGTCAGCGGCGCATGGACGTTGCCGTCAGCGGCGTCGGGACATTTTCTGCGTTATCGCCGGAGACAAGCGGAGGCGAAAACACTTTTTCTCTCGACATCACGGGACTGACGCCTGGAATAACATACAGTTGGAGCGCATCGCTCTACTACCAAAATACGTCCGGGGGTTGGGTGACAGCAGGATCGCAGTATGATAAAACTGGAAGCCTTACGACGAAAAGCGGGGCAGCCGCTACGCACAAGACGCTCATCAACGGCACGGTCTACGAAGTGAAGGGCGGGAAATGCCTCGTCAACGGCACAGTGTACAACATCCTCAAGGGCCGGACGCTTATCGGCGGGACGGGGTATGACATCACGTTCCCGAGCGCGGGGACGAAGCTGTCGGCGCTGGGCGTCGGGCAATCGGTGTTCACGAACGTCAGCGGTGTGAAGAAGGAATTCTTGGTCGTCCATCAGGGCTTGCCGAGCAGCTTGTATGACAGCAGCTGCGACGGAACATGGCTGTTAATGAAGGACATCTACGAGATGCGACAGTGGAACAGTAATTCTGAATTATTGTACGAAAATAGCTCTATCCACTCCTATCTAAACAGCACGTTCCTGAGCCTGTTTGATGCCAACATTCAGAGCGCAATTAAACAGGCGAAGATTCCGTATCTCAAAGGCGGAAAAGGCGGAAGTGTGCAGAGCGGCGCAAATGGACTGTCCTGCAAGGTGTTTCTTCTTGGAGGTTATGAACTCAACTTTAGAAATATATTTCCGGCGGATGGCGCGGGTTTAGACGGATTCGCAGAGAGCATCATCAATAACCCTGCCTACCTTGCCACTTATAACGGAACCCTCACCAAGTGGTGGCTCCGATCCATAACCACTTTGGACATTAATTATGCAGGATTAGTAAGAGGGTATAACTACGATAGTGCATCCGTAACAGAGAGCAACGGCATCCGCCCCTGCATCATCCTCCCGTCCGACGCCCTCGTGAACGAAGAATTCGAACTTATCGCTTAAAGGAGTGAAACTATGGTAACATACATCAAAGTCAACAACACCGAGTACCCCGCGATCATCACGGGTGATCACAAAGACCGCACGTGGGGCGAGCGCGAGGTCAAGAACATCCGCCTGACGATGACCGCCACGGACGCGGCGGCGCTGCTGCCCGACAACACGCCGTGGAGCATCGTGCAGCGCGACACCGTTCCCAAATACGATGAGGACGGACAGCCCACGGGCGAGACCGAAGAGGTCGTCAACGAGTGGGACAACAGCGCGTACAGCCTGAGCGGGGCCATCACCGACCACCGCGACGGCACGGTGAGTATCAAGATGGGCAAGCCCACGGAGGCGGAGACCGCCGTCGGCGCGGTGGTCGCCCTCACGGGCGAGGTCGTGACCATGGCGCGCGCCGCAGAACTGCGCCCGGTCATCGAGCAGGCCAGCGCGTCGCTCTCTGACGGCGAGGCGGCGAAGTCGCCCGAGCTGTTCCCGCGCTGGGCGGATCACATCGGTGAGACCGTCAAGCCCGGCGACCGCCGCAGCGATATGGACGAAAGCGGCGTGCTGCACGTCTACCGCGTCAACAAAGGTCAGGGCCACACCACGCAAGAGAACTGGCCGCCGCACTCCACCCCTGCCATGTGGACGATCATCAACGTCGACCACGCGGGCACGCAGGATGACCCGATTCCGGCTGCTCGTGGTATGGAGTACACCTATGGTCTTTATTACAAAGACCCCGAGGACACTAAGCTGTACCTCTGCGAGCGTATTGGTGAGCAGTCCGGTAACAAAATCACTCTCCAGTATCTGCCGCACGAGCTGGTTGGACAGTATTTTAAGGAGGCGACGGTATGACGGCGGCGTTGATTTCCGCCGCAGCGGCGGTGGTGGTGGCACTTATCGAGGCCATCGCCGCCCGCGACCGTCGGCGCGACAAGAAGGAGCGCGAAAAGGCTGCCGAGCAGCAGAAGATGCAGGAGCAGCTGATGCTCAAGCTCATCGAGGGCAGCTGGGCCGCCATTGCGCTGGGCGAGGCGACGGCGAAGGCAATGCAGCGTATTCCGGACGCGCACTGTAACGGGGACATGCACGCCGCACTGGACTACGCCGCCGAAGTGAAGCACAAGCAAAAAGAATTTTTGGCCGAGTGCGGGATCCACTCGATCCTCGACAGCGGGGCGGCAGCATGAAAGCACTGAAAGCCCGCTGGGACAAGATGAAAAAGCGGGACAAGTACATATCCATCGCCATTTTCAGCCTGACGTGGTACACCGTGGCGTCGCTCACCATGACGGCGCTCGGTGTTCCGCCGCCCGACGTGCTGACGGAACGCTGGTTTAAGGCGTGGACGACAGAGCTTGTCGTTGTGGCAGGCATCAAGATTTTCAGAAAGGACGATACGGTTTTATGAATGAATTACTGAACAAAAGAATTGCGAACCTTCTCAGCGTGAAGAGCCTTGTGACGATCGCGCTGACGGCGACCTTCTGCATCCTGACGGTGCGCGGCGCGGTCACGCAGGAGTTTAACACCGTGTACCTCATGGTGATCGCGTTCTACTTCGGCACACAGAACGCCGCAGGCAGCGCGAAGGGAGAGTGAGCGGTGTGAATATCCGCAAATACCCGGCAAACTCCGGGAACGTCGGCGGCAAGCGCACGGCGAGCGGTATCCGCTACATCGTGATCCACTACACCGGCAACGACGGCGACACGGCGATGAACAACGCCAAGTATTACGCGGGCAACGTCGTGAAGACCAGCGCGCACTACTTCGTCGATGCAAACGAGATCGTGCAGAGCGTGGACGACCTGCGCATCGCGTGGGCGGTGGGCGGAAAGAAGTATCCAAGCTGCGCGCAGACGGGCGGCGGGACGCTGCACGGGCGCTGCCTGAACGCAAACAGCATCAGCATTGAAATCTGCGACGCGAAGAAGGACGGCGTTTACGCGCCGGACGCGCGCGCCGTGGAGCGTGCGCTTGCGCTGACACGTGAGCTGATGAAGAAGTACAACATCCCCGCGAGCAACGTCATTCGCCATTTCGACGTGACGGGCAAGCTGTGCCCCGCGTACTGGTCCGGCAAGGAGAACACGGGCAAGTGGGAAAAGGAATTCCACGGCAAGCTGACGGCGCCCGATTACCGCGCGCAGCTGCAAAAGCGCGCGGGGCTGACGGACGGCACGATGGATTACCTCTCGGCGTATCAGTACAGCGACGACCTCGTCCGGAAGCTCGCGACGATGAAGTAAAGCACGGGGCGGGAGGGCGCGCAGCTCTCCCGCCCGAAGAGAAAGGAGGGGAGGAGGGAATGCCTTCCAACTGGCTATACATCGACACGAATTTTCCGTCATTCACGCAGAAGGAGAGCGTGAATGACAAGGTCGAGACGATGCAGGACTACCTCTTCATGCTCGTCGAGCAGCTGCGCTACACGCTGCACAACTTAGACCTAAGTAACATGAACAAGGCCGCGGCGGACGGATTCGTCAAGCAGATCACCGATCCCATCTACGGCGAGATCAAGGACGCGGAGGGGAACATCACGCAGGTCACGCTCGTGGCCGAGGGGCTGGCGGCGCGCATCGGCGACGCCGAGGGGAACATCACGCAGCTGCAAGCGACGGCGACGGGGTTGCAGGCGAGCATTTCGAACCTGAACGGCAGCGTGACAAACCTGACGGCGGACGTGAACGGCATCCGCGCGACGGTGAGCACCAAGATCGACGCGACGCAAGCGCAGAGCATCTTTGACCAGAGCGCGACCGGCTTCACGCTGGGCGCGACGAGCGGCGAGAACGGCACGACCTTCAGGCTCAATTACAACGGCGTGCAGGTAGCGAGCACGGGCAGCATTGATCTGTGCGTGGATGCAGTGAACATCTATGGCACGCTGACAGCGGGTGCGCTGCGCGGCGGAAGCGTGAGCCTGCTGGCCGGAGATACCCCTGTCGGCAGCATGGATCTTGCCTACACGGGCACGGGGCAGGTCGGCGTCGGTCTGACGGCGACCTATGGTGGCATGAAGATGCACGCAGCGGGAAATATCTTTCTTGAATCCGAGCTGGGGCCGTTTGCATTGATCGGAAAAGACAATGCCAGCGACTACCCTGTCGTCTCGCTCGGCGGCGGCTATCTGGTGCTGAGCGGCAATTACACGTTCGGCGCTTCGCCGCCGAGCCACGCGCCGTATGGCACGGTGTTTTTCATCGAGGAGTAAGGCATGGAGAGCTTTTATTGTACGCTGTCGCCGGTCGACGGAGACGGGACACAGCTCAGCGTCTACGCACGGTTTACTGGCGGCGCGTCGGATTACACGTATAAGCGCTCAATCGACATCCGCATCACGGGCGTCGGGACGTTCTCGTTCGATTCGAGCGAGGTCGGCGGTGGTACGAGCACCTTTGTCGGCACGATCACAGGGCTCACACCGGGCACGACATACGAGTGGATATGCAACATGTACTACTGGGGCGGATCGTGGATCGTCTCAGATTACAGCGATTCCGGCACAGCCACGACATACAGCGGCGGCGGCAGCGGAGGCAGTGCGAAGGCGGTCATCAACGTCGGGACGTATGCCTATCCGAACTGGAAGAGATACCGCGCGATCGTCAACATTGGGACGTATTACAACACAAATTGGCTATCGGTTCGACCGGTCAACAATTACGGGAGCTATTCGCAACCCGATTGGAGGTAAAGAGCATGAATGAAAAGATCAAGCAGGAAGCGGCGCACGCGATGCGCCTGATCGGCATTTTGAACGTCAACGGCGACGCGGTGGACGTGGTGGCGGCGGTGCGGCAGTCGCTTCGCAATATCGCGATGATCTGCGACGCGGCGGAGGAGCCGACGCAGGGCGACACGCAGGGCAAGCAGGCGGCGGAGCCGGAAAAGGCCGGTGAGGCCAAATGAAGCTGCCGGAGGTCCCGTATGCCGACGGCATCGGCAAGCGCGGGCAGCTGCAATTCTACGGCCTTGACCACAACCTGGGTGCAGGGGACGGCGGGCTGTGGGACATGCAAAACCTGACGAGTGACTATTATCCTGTGCTTTCGACGCGCGCAAAGCGCAAAATTTACAAGAATCTTGTCAGTCCGGGCGGACTTTTCGCGTGGGACGCGCTGGCGTGGGTGGAGGGCACGGCCTTCTACTACGGCGGCGCGAAAAAAGGCGACGTGACGGCGGGCGAGAAGCGCTTCGCCGCCATCGGGGCCTATATCATCATCCTGCCGGACAAGAAGTACTACAACACGGTATCAGGCGAGTTCGGCAGCCTTGAGAGCACGTGGAGCGGCAATAGCCTGACGTTCACGAACGGCAAGCTCTATGAAGAGGCCGCGGAGGCGAACACCATTCAGTGCAGCGGCGTCGCATGGAGCGACTACTTCAAGGCGGGTGACGCGGTGACGATCTCCGGCTGCACGAAGCACACGGAGAACAACAAGACGCCGGTGATCCGCGAGATCGACGGCGACAAGATGTATTTCTACGAAAACGTCTTCAAGCTGGATGGTGACAACGGCACGACAGAGTACACGGAGACGGGAAACTTGACGGTTCGGCGCACGATGCCGGACTTAGAATACCTGTGTGAGAACGAAAACCGGCTGTGGGGCTGCGACGGCCGGACGATCTACGCAAGCAAGCTCGGCGATCCCTTCAACTGGAACGTGTTCGAGGGCCTTGAGACCGACAGCTACGCAGTGGACACGGGCAGCGCGGGTGACTTCACGGGGTGTGTGAGCTTCCTCGGCTATCCGGTGTTCTTCAAGGAGGACCACATCTACAAGGTGTACGGCAGCATTCCGTCCAACTTTGAGGTGATGGGCTCGGCCACGCTGGGCGTCGCCAAGGGCTGCGGCGGGAGCCTCGCCATCGCGGGCGAGCGGCTGCTGTACCTCTCCACCTCGGGCGTGATGATCTACTCGGGCGGCATCCCGCAAAGCCTGCACGACGCCTTCGGCATGACGAGGCTGCGCGGCGGGCGCGCGGGGAGCGATGGCCTCAAGTATTATCTGAGCGCGCAGGACGAGGCGGGGGACTGGAAGCTCTACGTCTACGACACGCGCAAGGGAATGTGGCACATCGAGGACAAGACGCACGCGACGCACTTCTGCCGCTATCAGGGGAACACCTATTTCCTGACGGCGGAGGGCGAGATCACGCTGACGGGCAACATCCTCGACGCGCCGGAGGGCTGCACGGACGAGGAAGACTTCACGTGGTTCGCCGAGACGGGCGACATCACGGAAAAGGGCTCGAGCCAAAGTACGAGCTACGACGGCGTGAAGAAGAGCATCGCCAAACTGTGGGTGCGCATCGAGGTCGCGGCGGGGGCCGAAGCAAAGGTGCTGATGCAGTTTGATTCCGACGGGAAGTGGGTGCAGGCCGGGCAAACGCTGAAACCGGAGCGAAAGCGCAGCTATTACCTGCCCATCGTGCCGCGGCGCGCGGACCATTACCGCATCCGCATCGAGGGCAAGGGCGAGTGCCGCGTCTATTCGATGAACCGCGAGTATTACGCGGGCAGCGAGCTCAAGAGCACGCGCGGACCACAGTAAAAATTCAAGCAGAGAGGAGAAGAAAATGGCGTATACATACGATGACTTTCAAAAGGCGGCGAGCGGCAGCAATGTGAATTTTTCGCAGTACGATCTCGACCTTGCGAAAAAGTACCCTGAGTTCGGCATGAGCGTGCTCGACCTCAAGAAGCAGTACGCGGGCGCGACGACGGCGGAGCAGCGCGCGCTCATCAACGCCAAGGCGAACCAGCTGCGCAGCAGCTACGGCAATTACACTGCCGGCGCGGATGGCAGCCAGTACGTGAGCGACGGCAAGTACGCGCCGAAGATCGACGAGACGCTCGACAAGATCGGGTCGTTCGGCTCGTTCAGCTACAAGGACGCGCCGACCTACGAGAACCGCTACCAGCAGAAGCAGCGGGAGCTTTTGGACGCGGCGCTCAATCGCGATCCGTTCTCGTGGAGCAAGGAGACGGATCCGCAGTACGGCAGCTACAAAAAGACGTATCTGCGCGAGGGGGAGCGCGCGACGGCGAACGCGCTGGCGCAGGCGAGCGCCGCGAGCGGC